AGTTTCCCGATGAATTGCTATCTTTTCCCCATTGAGCTATGACACGTACTCCTTCTTGTTCTTATTATGTGTCTGTTATTTATATAATTTTCTCCCATAACAAAAGCCTTGTGCTAACCACGTTTCACAAGATTCTAACTCAATACACCTAGTTTCATACCCATTGGTCATCCATCGGAACTTTTTTCCACGCCTGCCTTTGCCATTTGCAATTTTGCCACCAAGACCAGCGCCCATTAAACTCCATTTCTTGATATCTTCCTTATATTTAGTATTAAATATACCTCTCTGCAATCTAACATTGTCTGGTCCTGTAATCGAACCAACCATTTTACCTGCTTTAATCGATCCTTTGCGAGATAAACCACTAGCATGTAAATAACTAAATCCGCCATGACCTCCCTGTAAAAGATTATAAGTATCCTGACGGGCACAAAATGCTTCTGTTACAATTTCTTTTTCTTTGGCATTCATATCAGATTCGTTGTCAAAAACAAACATAACCTCCCTGATAAAATTAGAGCTTCCATACTTTTTGATTGCTTGCTCTAATAATTTTCCCGATCCAAAATATCCATCATTCAGATCATTAGTCTGATGTTTCCCGACATAAATTTTACCGTTAATCTTGTTTGTGGTTTTATAAACAATAAACATTATGCCAAAAAATGCATCCTTTCAAATGCTTCGGCAGATTTCCAAATTGCCAAGATCATTTCTTCTTTCTGGATGGAAGTACGCAAATTGTTATAACGGATTATAAGATCAACGGCTAAAGGATATGTCACCAAGGTACAAGTATCATCAAGAAATCTTACAATTCTTGCGTCATGCATATCCACGATTTTGCGTAATTGATTAATAATATGACCGTCGCCATCGGTATCCTGACCTTTGGCTCCCTCTTTACCCTTACATCTATCGCTGATCATCGCGTAAGGTATGGCTGAAAAAAAGGGGTCTGTCAACAAAAAAACTTAGTTTTTTCGCCAAATTCTTAGCACATTATTTAAGCATTCTTCATGCATTCCTTTGAGCATGGAAGCTTGTTTCTGCTTTTTAACCGCACTATCCCTCGGCTGTAAACCTGCATGGGCTCGATAAGCATCAGCCGTCATATGTTCAGTGCCCTTTTTAAAATATGTTCCTGATGTGCTAGTTGCCCCACTACTTTTTGTTGATGTAGTATTTTTCTTTGATGCCGCTATAGATACATCTCGTTTTTTATTAGCCTCGGCATTATATGCATCGGCACGATTTTGCGCAGCAACTCCTGCTGGTGATGTATCCCAATCTCTGCTATGTAGAACTTTAGCTGCCGCTGTCTTAACACGCATTGCGGCTATGCCTTTTTCAACCTCAGTATGTTGTCTTGCCGCAATTTCTGCATCCTGAGCATTCTGTTGAGCACGTTTTGACATTGGTTTAGTAGCATAACGCGCCACAAGACCCTTTTTTTCTTCCCGACCTTTCCGGAAAGCCGCTACCGTTCGATCCTTAATATTACCAACCGAAGCTGCAACCCGATCAGTATTAACACCAAATTCGGCTCCAGCCTTTCGTACTACTGCCCGACCAACTTCCCTACCAACTCCCCCTAACATTGCTGCCGCTGCGCGCATCAAACCTTCATTGGTTTTTTGTTTACCGGGAAAATTTGGACCCTTGACTTTGACCGCTCCCACATCTCTAGGCGTTACTGGTTTTGTTTCGGGCTTCAAATCAACCGGAGTTGAATCGCCTAGTGTCACCTTCTCTTGACTTTGGGGTTTGACATACTCTTTGACGGGAGCAGGAGGTTGAGACTGCGCTTTTGTATCGGTGGGGAACTGATAATTGCTGTTGCTTGTCTCCGCTTTCTTATCATTCGACTGATCCTTGGCTTGAAACTTATCCTTACCATTGGATTTGTCAGTATCTTTGTTCTTATCTTTCGGAGCTGACTTTTTCTTTTTGTCCTTGTCTTTTTCAGGAAAATCTAAAAATGACTTCGCTTCTTCAATTTTAGCCTTAATCTTTGCATCAATCGAATTCAATGACGCACCATCACCATTCGGTTTTGATGTTTCAATCCCATTTCTTTGGTTCATTGTGGAACGGATGTCGTCAATAAATCCCATAGTCTATTATTTAGGATTTACACTGGCTCTAGCTTTCTCTTTTTCTTTGGTTTTGCCATGCCATTTGCCAGCTTGCTTGCGAGCCTGGATTTCCTTTCGTGCCTTATCCCCGATCTTATCGCCAAATGGTCGCCGGGAATAAATCGACAAAGCATGATTATCAGTAGTGTGATCGATATCCACCCCTAATCCAGCCCGAACGGTATGAAATAATTCTTTATGCATATCATCATCTAATCCTAAAGGCATTCCTTTTTTGAAGCTATGATAGTCATTGGATTTGGCGGCATCTCTAACTTTTGAAGCTGAAATACCATCAGTGTCATTAGAATCAGGGTCTCGTTCACCAGATGAAACCACTCTTGCCTTGTGGAAGTGAAACATTTTACCTGGACCGTTATATTTCGCCAAAATTCTGGTATATTCTGGCACACGATCTGCCCCGGCAACAATCGTGACATGCTTCACCCCTTTATTGTGAAGCTGTTGGAGTTGTGCAATGATAGTTGAATTTTCCTGTCCTGCCAAAGATACCTCTTGGCCCGGAAACATTGCTTTTAACCATTTAACTTTATCGGCAGGCTGTAAAGGATTCTCGGAATCAGTCTTAGAATTATTGGTAGCCACTGTCATTTGTTTGGCTCCGGAACGGCGCGCAATATCCGCTCCCTTAGCCAGCATTTTTTCATGACCCTTGGTCACAGGATTAAATCGTCCCCAATGCAATACCGTAGGATTATGTTCGGGATTGGCTTTCTCATTCCAATCAAAATTCTGCGCACTGAAATGTTGTCGATCCACCAGCTTCAATGGTTTGTTATTATACGAAACCACATAGCCTTCTGGTTTGGACGGCACCCCCAAAATATTTTCCTTATAGGGGCTACCAGCCGACATAACATTTACTAACACATTCTTAGCAGATTGAATTTGCTTATGAGCCGCAAACAAATTATTGAACACCGATTTATTCGCCACGACATTCTGCATTTCTGCTGTCAAGTCCGAACGAATCTTGTCCTTGGTTTTATCCTGCTTAACATTGGAAATATTTTTGGTCATCTGCCGTTGGAGAAAAGCCAAATACCCTTCAAGGGTGTTCTCTTTCTTGGTCTTCACAGCTTGATTGATATAGGCTAACAACAACTTTTCATGGTTCTTATAAATCTCAGTTGCTTCAGGATCAGCCAGTTTCTTTTGCAGGTTCTTGGCGCGCTCAATATGAGAAGCAAACTTTTCCTTGTCGGCACGAGTATATTTGAACGGTCCCGCAACCTTAGTGTCCATAAAATGAATATCATCGTGTTTCTTGAATTGGGATGGGTCAACACCAAACTTGGCGCGTAATGTTCCATCTTCCCCTTTGATGTACTCAGTATGGGGAGCAATACCAACCTTGGACTTCAGAACACGCTTACCTTCCGGACTATCTTTCTTGACATTATAAGTAATGGTATTTGGCGTGAACGAGACATGCCCATCCATTTCAGCCACATCAGATGATGTATACATCAAATCGCCCTGAAAAATACGTCCCTTGGGCGTAACAGATTTTAAATGTTTCAGGAGTAGCTTCAAACGATCCGACAAATATTGCTGATGACCATGATTGGCATCCACATCGGCATCGCTATAATTGACTTTGGGATTGGCATTAAAAACTGACTTGGTGCCCACAAAGAATTTTTTGGTATCAGGGTCATAACCCCAAACAAGCGATGGACTACCGTCCATTTTCAACGATAAAGCATAATTGGGACGCTTCCGACCCCCGCTCAGATATTCATGGGTCATGGTCAGAGACGAAATCATGTCATTGAAACCATCCCCTTTGCCACGAATCAGTGAATCCTCGGCATGATCTAAGTGCCGAAGCTTCTTAGCTTCCTCCTGTTCTAATAACATGAAAATCGACTCGGTATCGACTAAAACGGCTGCACTATACTGATCTGGCTCGATTATTTCAAGAAGATTTTTACTCATATGCTTATTTATTTTCCAGATATGCTCCGCTTTCCAATTTAGATATCCCACACAGACTTCCATACCCAAACCGAGTTTTTAATTTAATTCGTAAAGACGCAAACCTACCATAATCATCATGGACAAAATAGATCGTAGTCGTACCCATTTGATGCTCAATTTTAATTCTTTCGGGAGTAGACAAAATATACTGAAACCCATTTGTCAACAACACCGGGGGTTTCAATCCTGCTTTTGTTGCTGAAGCTTTGATCAGATAGACTGGAAAATTCATCGGCATAGCTCGTAAAATATGCTCCTGAATAAAATCCCTTAAAATAATAACATCCACTTGAATCAGTGCCAAAAACATCTGATCTGTTATAGTATGCAACGTTTGTAACTGATATTTCTGAACCATACTTCTCAATGAGGCATCATCCTTAAGACGCCTTTTCCAATCTTCCTCCCCTAACATTACCTGACCAGACTCACATTGTAACGCAATAATGTTTTCATCATAAATGTATGACAAATTAGTTTTCGTAACTTTCTCGATAGTACCAAATCCAGGATTAGCATGTGATATATCACAGCCTGCGGATTTCAAGGCAAACCCCCGCTGAAGACCTGTTTCCAACGTCACAACAACATCAGACGGATTGATCGTTTGTTTTTCATCATCGGTGCCATTATGAGTACGAATAGCATTTGCAATTACACCATCATTCAACAAAATTTGTCTAACCTGATTTACAGTAGACATTGCCGATATCTGACAAATCTTAAAATATCCCTCACCATCCCGCAATCGGAGTGCCGACTATTTTAGTTTATAATATTCCGCTTCGTCTTCTGGATGATAATCCAACCGTAAATCTAACTGTCCGCGACTAATAACTTCGTTCGATTTACCACGAATATTCGATTTACTCGTATAAAAGTCGGTATCATCCTTCTGTTTAGAAGGAATCTACACACTCCGGTTAACAAATATTTGGTCATCAAATAAAAAATTACTTTATATCAATCACTAA